TCAAGGTACAGGGTTTAGATCAAGATGCTGCTAGAGGTATCACCACAGCTGGTGCTCGCCGAGACCAACCAATAAACGCTGCGTTTGGAATACTGACGCCCGGTGGCAGCCAGTTCGTTATGGATGATAACCTCGATGAGAAATACATTCGTCTGCGCACTCAGCAGGGCACACAGATACTGATCAATGACACCGAGGGTTTTATATACCTGATAAGCCGCGATGGCAACAGCTGGATGGAGCTGGGCGTTAACGGTGCAATAAACGTGTATGGCAGCAGTGACATCAGCGTGCGCAGCCAAGGAACCTTGAATCTTCACGCCGATCTAGACGTAAACATAGAAGCTGGTCGCAGCATATTCATCAAAGCCAGAGGACAAGCCAGCAGTATTCTCAACAATGCAAGCCCTCCTAGCAATCCAAACAGTGGTGCTGTCGTCAAAGCTGAGACTGCTAACAATGCTCAGGTACCGGCCATCTCCACCAACGACACGCAGGTAATGATCATTGCGCCGACATCTGGCATCACTGGCACTTTCGTTGCGGGCATGGACATCACCGGTATACCATGGAACAATCCCAGTACCAACACAGCAGCTCCTACCACCCCAGTCAACAGCAATACCAATGCCGCAGCTGGCAGCGGTGCGCCGGTGGTTGTCATAGGTGATGACATAGCAGCAAATGTTGGGCCAACAATAGCTCAGCAATACCCTGGCAGTCTGTCAAATGTGAGCGTGAGTGCTACCACGTCTGACGTTTTAACAACGGTCCAAAATGATTCCTCACTGCAGAATCCGCAATATGCTATTTTGTCTGTGGGTGGCAATGATTACAATGATGGTCAGGGTACTCCGGGCGTGACAACCACCAATCTGCAGAACATACGCAGCAGCATGAATGCTCAAAAATATATCTGGATATTACCAGAAAATCCTGATGCCCATGCTACAGTATATGGATTTGCTGCAGGAAATGGCGATGCTGTACAGGATATACCTTTCAATGCAGACGGTACTGTTGATTACACCACACTTAACCAGAACATACAGGGTAACATCGGTCAGATAGTCACTCCTACCCCGCCACCAAACACCACCAGCACGCAGACCACCAACACCAACACAACTCCTAAGGCCACGCTGGCCGATGTGACTACCAACGAAGATGGTAGCATGACATATCTGCATGTTATCTTTGGTCCTGGCAACCAAAGCACGCTGAGCAATGCTAGCACCATAGTTGGTACGCTGCAGAATGAAACCACAAACACACCAATCACTGTTACCAACAACAATACCACCCAAGCTGGTATTATCATGATGAATGCTCACCTTGACATGCATCTGACCAGCGATCGTGACATGTACCTTCAGAGCACTGGTCTCATGTCGCGCACAGCTCAAACCAACATGTTTGATTATGCATACGGCAGTTATGACCTAGCAGTGGGAGGTTATCTTACCATGCAGAGCAATGGTTTGCTCAGTGTTGGTACTACCAACAACATCGTGATGGGAGCCAGCAGAATTGATCTCAATGGACCTGCACCGTCTGCTGCCAAAGCAGCTCCTCCAGCTCTAAAACCCATTGATAGCCAACAGCGAGACACGGTGGTTACTGCACCTGGACAGCTCACCTTTACGCTGCTCAATACCATCGTAAGCCAACTGCCTGCTCACGAACCATTCCAAGGTCATGCAGCCACTGCACAGGGATTCAACGGGCATGTGGAAACAGGCAGCAGCACTGATCCATATACAGGGCAACCTTTGTTGCCCGGACAGGTGCTGGGTACTCAAAGCAAACCTCTGGATCTCAAAGGCACACCTAACAGCAACAGTCCGCCTGGAAATTACAAGGGGGAAGGCTACAGCAACAGCGGACAGCCCCAGTACAGTTATCAAGGCTCAGCCACTGACCAAGTGCCGCCTGGCAGCCTCAGGACCAGCCAGGCGGGGGCTGAATTCATTGCCAAGTTTGAAGGCAAGAAATCTCAGGTATATCTGGACAGTGCCGGTCTGCCTACCATAGGCATTGGACATCTGTTGTTACCAGATGAAAAAGCTGGCAATTACGTGACCATAAATGGAGCCAAACGGCCTCTGACATCACCTCTCAGCGAGACAGAGATTTTTGATCTGTTCAAACAAGACCTTGCACCCAAGGAAGCCAAGGTACAAAAGAGCGTGACTGCCAAGATCAGCCAAACTCAGTTTGATATGCTGGTAAGCTTCACTTATAACATTGGCAACTGCAACAGCATAGCTGCGATATTAAATGCTGGCAGCTATGACGTGACTGAAAAATGGATGAGCTACTGCCATGCCGGTGGCAAGGTCATACCTGGATTGCAGAATCGCAGGCGAGCAGAATGCACGAATTTCTGCGGTGGTAATCCCATAAACAGCGGCGGCGTCTAAGCATCCCTAGCAAAAATACCTGGTATAAATCATGGCTAAATATCATGATACTAAGAGGTCACATCCATACTCATGGCTATTATAGCTCCTACCAAAGTGTTTTACGGATTCAGCACGCTTGATACCAATGCTAAGAATCAAGCGTTTGCAGATGTTCCGTTAATTGAGCGCGATCTGTACAATCACTTCAACACGCTACCTGGTGAGCGGGTGATGATGCCTACCTATGGTTGCAGCATCTGGGATCTGCTCTTTGAACCATACGATGATGCATTGGTGCAGGCAGTGATAGCAGAAGCTACCAGGATAGTGCAGAGTGACAGCAGAGTGATACTGCAGAGCATAGTGGTAAACCAGATCAACCAAGGTCTCTTGGTGCAGATGCAGCTGTTCTATCAACCCTATGGAGTGGTCAATTCTTTTAGTGTCCAATTCGACCAAGACGCAGTAAACTACGATCAGATAGCATGATGAGGAATTAAGATGGCAGTCAGTCAGCAACAACGTCAAAAGCAGCTGTTTGCTGCCGAAGACTGGCAGGTCATCTACCAGGCTTTTACCCAGGTAAACTTCAACGCCTATGATTTCCCTACCATACGAACTGCGATGGTAGAGTACATACGTCTAAACTACCCAGAAGATTTCAACGACTGGACAGAGAGCAGCGAGTTCGTGGCTATCATTGACCTGCTGGCCTATCTTGGTCAAAGCTTGGCATTCAGGATGGATCTCAATACTCGTGAGAACTTCCTCGATACGGCCCAACGTCGTGACAGCATATTCCGCCTGGCTCGCATGCTCAACTATCAGCCACAGCGCAGCATACCCAGTGCAGGCATACTTAAAGTATCGCAGATAGTCAGCAACCAAGACATCTATGATGCCAACGGTCTCAACCTCAAGAATACTCCTATCAACTGGAACGATCAGAACAATCCAGATTGGCAGGAACAGTTTACTTTGGTATTAAACGCATCATTGAACAGCACCAATTATTTTGGCAATCCTGCTAAGAGCGGAGTAGTTAACAACATACCAACTGAACTATATGCCCTAAACAACACAGCTATACCTACCAGCGTGGTGCCATTCACTGCTGTTGTTGGTGGCAACAACATGAACTTTGAGCTGGCAAATCCAGATTTCAACGGAGCGACAGGCGGTAATGCCACGGTGCTCGGTACCACTGGCTATTTCTTTGAACGGGATCCAAATCCAATCAACAGTTGGTACATCATCTATCAGAACGACGGCAATGGTTATGACAGTGCTAACACTGGATTCTTCTTGTTTTTCAAACAGGGTACCATGGGCTTTGCAGATTATCAGTTAGATTTACCGATCGCGAATAGATTGATAGACGTCAATGTCAGCGGCATCAACCAAACTGACGTTTGGGTACAAAACATCAACACTGCAGGCTTGGTGACTGCCAATTGGACCCAGGTACCTAACGTCAATGGTTTCAACGTAATATACAATAGTGTCAACAACAATGTGCGCAATATCTACAGCGTCATTACCAGAGATTTCAACGGTGCTGATCAGATAAGCCTGCGTTTTGCAGATGGTAACTTTGGCACGGTACCGGTTGGTCTGTTGCGTGTATGGTACAGGGTGAGCAACGGGCTGCAGTATCAGATACGCCCAACAGACCTCACCAATCTCAAGTTCAATTTCAGTTACAATGACAATCTGTTTAATACCTATAGCGTGGCATTCAACACCAATCTGCAATATACTGTGGCCAACAGCCAGACCACACAGAGCAATCAGCAGATACAGTTGGCAGCTGAACAGGTTTACTATACCCAAGATCGCATGGTAAATGGCGAGGACTACAACCTATTCCCGCTGCAGAGCAGCCAGGCTTTGAAAGTCAAAGCTCTGAATAGAACCTACAGTGGTCAGAGCCGTTATCTGGACATCAATGATCCCACTGGCACCTATCAGAACATAAACGTGTTTGGCACTGACGGAATACTGTACGAAGAATATGATATAAATGCGCAAGAAGTGGTCATTAACGTGGGTACACCCAATGCTGTGTACGTGATTGACAACATCCAACCTATGATAGATGCCAGCAGCAATGCCACCTTTGCCCAAGCAGCGTTAGAATTGCAGAACTTTTTCTACAAAAACTTCCCAAGGTACACCGCAACAGGTGCATATTGGAACCTTGTTTCGGCCAACACTGGCAGCAGCACCGGCAGCATTGACGTGGGAGGCTTTGCGCAAAGGCTAGGACAATATGCCACGGCAGGCAGCGGTGAAGCCTATATTGCTTCGGGCAGTTTGTTGCAATTCAAGACTCTTAGCAATGTGACAACATGGACCAGCGTGATCAGTGTGGTTGGAGATGGAACTGGTATCAGTAACACAGGAATCACACCAAGTGGTCTTGGTGCAGTCACGCTTAGCACAGTGATTGACGATGTCAGCACGCTGCAAAGTATATGTGCGCCCTGGGAAACCACACTAACTTCATCTGAACAGACAGCTATAGCAGCTGCCATGGACTACAAGCAGACTTTTGGAATAGGTTATTCGCCATTGTATCAGACTTGGTATGTGATAACCAATCCCAATCTCAGCACAGGTCCTGAATTTAACCTACAGAATGCACAAGATACATCTGGTACCAATGCAGATGCCAGCTGGTTGCTCAAGATAATCTACAATACTTCAAGTTGGATAATACAAAGCCGTGCTCAACGTTATGTTTTTGAAAGCGTTGATCAAGTGCGTTTCTATTTCAGCAACAGCGAAAAGACCATCGACAGCAGCACAGGTAAAGTTTTGTATGATTCAGTAACGGTACTGGGAGTCAATCCAGCTCCGCTGCCACCAGCTCCGGCACCAGCTCTGGGACAGGACTATCTGTGGCAGATCTATGGACAGGAGATATATCCAGATGGTTATGCTGATCCGACCAGTGTGCGAGTGACCTTCCAAAGCACACAGGATCCAACCTTGCCTGACAATCCAGATGAGTTTGTGACCATAGTCAATCCAGATGTCACGCCCCCGAGCAAGTATGTGTTCTGGGTGAAATATACCAGCAGCGAAGGCTATCAGTACTACCAACCAATAGACATACCAAACTATCGCATATACAGCGCTCCCAGTGCCGTTCCTTCGCCTCCCAATGGCAATTGGCATCAAGGTGAAGTGGCCTATGTGATCAGTACCAGCGCTTTCCTGCAATACAGCAATGGATCATTGACCGATGTTACTGCAAACTACAAGGTTAGGCTGGGACGCAACAACATCAGCTATCTATGGCAGCACTATGCTGCATATGATCAACGCATCAATCCTGCCATAATGAACATCATAGATATCTACATATTGACAGCTACCTACAATGATAATCTAAGAAATTGGATAGCCATAGGTGGAAGCGCAGATACCGAGCCACAACCGCCAACCATCAGTGATCTCAATGCCACGTTCTCTTATTTTGAACAGTTCAAGATGATGACCGATCAGATAGTGTGGCATCCAGTCACCTATCAGCTGCTGTTTGGTGCACAAGCACAACCAGAATATCAAGTGTTGTTCAAAGTTGTAAAGGTACCTGGTACCAGTAACAGTGATAACGAAGTCAAGAGCTTGGTTAAACAACAGATAGACACCTATTTCTCGTTGGCAAACTGGGATTTTGGGCAGAACTTCTATTTCACAGAAATGGCCACATTCATACAGATGAACCTAGCAACCATAGTGGCAACCATAGTGATGGTGCCGACCAGTGGCAGTGCCAAGTTTGGAGACCTGTTTGAGATCATAGCCAATCCTGATGAGATATTCATCAGCTGTGCTACTGTACAGAACATAGTGATAGTTGGTAGCCTCACTGAGGCACAGCTGGGGATAAACAATGGTTGAAAAGCGTCGCGTAATATCTCTGCTACCTGGTGTTAACCAAACAGAGACTTTGACCAAATTTTTTGCAGCTACAGTTGATCACATGTTCCAGCCAGAGAGCGTGGAATTCCTCAGTGGATACATTGGTAGCAAGCCTGTGTATTACAATCCAAAAACTGATTATTACATTGGTGAACCAACCAAAAGCAGGAACGATTATCAGCTACCTGTGACTGCGCTAAGCAAGAACACCTACAGCGGTTCAGTAACCAATATCATGTTCTATCATGATTATGTAAACAGTTTGCAATTCCAAGGTGCGGTGGTAACCAATCAAAGCAGGCTATTTGAACAAGAATACTACAGCTGGTCACCTCCAATTGATCTGGACAAACTCATTAACTATACCAAATATTACTGGGTGCCCAGCGGACCAAGCCCAATATTGCTGTTGTCTAATACCAATCTATTGGTTGATGCAGTAGGCAAATCTCAATTCACTTATTCTGGTACCTATCAGCTATCAAGCACTGGAGAGATAATCACTGGTGACTTGGTTTTCAGTACCGGATTGGTCATCACTGCGACCAATGACGCTACCAGTTCTATCAATAACGTACCTTACATCATCAACAATGTTGGTCGAGCCATACAGCTGCTGGATCTAGTTGGTTATCGCGATCCTAACTGGGACAATCGCGGATGGGACACACAGGCCTGGGACGGCGATGCTACTATCTATCAAAAAGACTATATGACTCTGGCTAGATGTCCAGATCCCAGCAATCAATGGAGTGCTAACAATCGTTGGTTCCACATAGATGTTTTGATGCAAAGCGGCACTGGTTCTGTTCCTTCCTATCAGACCAGGGCTCAGCGACCAATCATTGAATTCAGCGCCAATCTGCAGTTGTATAACAGCGGATTCAGGGGTCGTGCCAATGCCTCATTTGTTTTATCAAATGTGCCCGATGTATTCGCTGCTATAGTTGGTCAATCCAGATATTCAATCAACGGCATTGAACTGATAGATGGTCAGACCATACTGGTCACTGGTGACAGCGACCCCTTGGTTAACAACAGGGTGTACCAAGTTGGAGGACTGTCAACCCTTGGAGTGATCACTCTCACAGAAGTTGGAGGACCGCCAGTTTACGGTGATGCTATTTTGGTTGAATTTGGTACTCTAATGGTGAACAGCGTGTCATACACTGCCAACGTGCAGTATTGGTATAACGGCGCTGCATGGATCGAGGCTCAGCAGAAAGTGTTGTATGCTGCACCGTTGTTCAATCTCTATGATTATGACGGCAATTATCTGGCAGATCCCAGTGTCTATCCCGGCAGCACGTTTACAGGCAATGCCATATTCACCTATCAAACTGACATTTATGCAAGCATAGACAGTGAGTTAGGCTTGGCACCATTGCTGGATCAGTTCGGAGATTATGTGTTTAACAATACCATAGTCAGCCAGACCTATACATATCAGTACAACACTTCTACTACCACGGCAATACAGGGCTTTGCCTATTACAGAGACAACTCTACACCGGTGCCTGAATTCAATAACCAATGGTATAAATCACCTCAACCTAGCAGGCAGTATATTGTGAATGATTTCACAGTAAACATACCCACTTACAGCTTCACCATAGACCAAGTACCTGATGATAATCTTGGGCTCTTTCCCAGCATCTATGTGACTATTATACAAGATCAATCAGGTGTGTTGCTGACCAATGGTGTTGACTACACAGTATCCAACAACATAGTAAGCCTTAAAACACCTGCTACAGCCGGTCAGCGTGTGTTGATACGCAGCTGGAGCAGAGGAGCTCCAATACATCTCACTGGTTATTATGAGTTACCGCCCAATCTCACAGCCAATGCAAACAATGAGCAGGTAGTTACCATCAGCCAAAGCCAATTTGCCCAACAATTTGAGAGCATCATATTGAACCAGCCGGGCCTGATAGGATCACCGCTGGGCAATAACAATTATCGCGATACTCCACAGATATTGGGCCTTGGACAGTTCATTCTTCAGCACAAAGCTCCTTTGATCAAACCAATGGTTCTGAGCAGCGGCAACATCACCGTTGGCATCAACACCGTGATGAACAACACAGAGCCCATGCAAGCCATGCAGTTTGCGCAGAACCAATACACGCGATTTTACAACAGGTTCATACAAACACTGTTCACTTTGAGCGCCAATGGTTATACTGCAGCGCAGAGTCCACAGACTTGGGTGAGCACTGCATTAACGCAGATCAATCTTGGTAAGAACCCTACCAGTCCTTGGGCCAACAGCGGCATAGATGGTCCTCAGGCAGGCTACACATATCTGCGCAGCACTGCTCCTACCTATGTGCCGCCAACTGGTACACGATTGGGCGTGAGCAAGGCATACATGCCAATGGTATATTATGAACCATTGACCGTGGGTTACAACTTGGTCATACAGTGTCACGATGGTGCACGTTTCGTGATGGCCAAGGATGATCTGCCGCTAGGCACTATAGAATACGGATTAACCAGCACCAGCGATCCGCTGTTGTTAACCAGTCCCGTGGCCGCAGCATGGCTGCAGTGGGAATTGGATCTTTTCAACAACATGCCTGATGCCTACAGCAATCCTCAAGCTATGATGGCCATGGACATCGTGGCATACACGCCCGGCAAGTGGAGAAGCAGTGATTACACACTGGCAGAATACCTTCAGGTCACTTATCCAATGTTTGATCGGTGGGTAATCAGCAATCAAGTTGATTATCGTGCCAACACCACTTATGATCCTGCCGATCCGTTCACTTGGAATTATTCAGCTTTGCGTGATAAGAATGGTCAATCAGTGCCAGGCTATTGGCAGGGCATATATCGTTGGTTCTATGACACAGATCGTCCTCACTTGGCACCATGGGAAATGCTGGGCTTCAGCCAACAGCCCCCATGGTGGACTGAAGAATACGGCCCTGCACCATATACCAGCGGCAATACCTACATGTGGAATGATCTCGCTGCTGGATTGATACGACAAGGTCCGCGAGCGGGAATATACCTGCCAGGTGTGCGTCCTGGTTTGTTAAGTTGTATACCTGTAGACGCACAGGGTAGCCTGTTACCTCCAATATTGGCTGGCACAGTGGTAGGACAGCCTAGCCAAGCACAGGCTTCTGCTGCATGGGTATTTGGCGACGGTAGTCCAATAGAATCAGTATGGATCTACAGTAACGACTATAGCTTTGTAATTGCGCAATATAGCTATCTGATGAAACCTGCGCAATTCATAGAATACAACTGGGACACTTTGCGCCAGCTCACAGTGTTTCCGCAGCAAGAGACCAGCCAGAGCATTTACATTGACACCTATAACAGGCGTTCGAACGCTGATCTCTATGTGCATCGAGAGAATCCCAGTGCCATTGGCGGCAACATCAATGTTCCAAACGAAAGCACTCTAACCTACTATGGTAGCGGTGGTATACAGCACTGGATAACAGAATATGTGGTGAGCCAAAACCTTAATGTCACGCAATATTTTGGCAGCATAGTTAGAGGCACAACTGCACAGTTGGCCCATCAAGCTGGCGGATTCGTGGCCAGTAACCTCTATCTCACAGCAGACAGCTTTGGTCAAATAGGCTACACCAGCCAGATAATACCAAGTGAAAATGTGCACACTTATCTGTACAAAAGCGCTAGCATACGAGAAGTTTTTTACAGTGGGGCGATCATCACGCAGGTCAATGGCGGATGGCGAGTGGTAGGCTATGATAGCATAAACCAATTCTTCCTTATCATTCCCAGCAATCTCAATGGTGCTAAGACTACTGTGGTAGTGGGGTCTGACAAAGTATTTTGGTACAAGGTAGGAGTAGATGCAGCGCAGGAAGTGCCATACGGTACTGTGTTCACTACCAAACAAGCAGTATTTGATTTCTTGGTAAGCCTGCAAAGATACCAGGAATACCAAGGATTCGTGTTTGATCAGTTGAACGTTGAAAATAACACGACACTGGACTGGGTTCAAAGTGGAAAAGAGTTCCTATTTTGGAGCCAGGGCAACTGGGCAAATGGCAATTTCATTGCACTTAGCCCGCTAGCACTTAATGTGAAGTATCATCAAACCTTTGGCAGCGTGCAGTTTGTCAATGCTATCATTGGCGGCACCTATCCGATACTAGACAAGATAGGAGCTAGGATAGACGGTGTGAATCTCACGGTCCTTAGATATGATGACACCATCACGGTAACTCCAACTGGGACACAAAATATCTACGGTATGAGATTGTTTGCCAACACCATAGAAAGCGTGTTGGTCATTAACAACTTAACCAGCTTCAACGATACGGTATACGATCCACTCTACAATCTTTACCAACCACGCCTCAAGCTGTTTGCCTATAGGACCAATGATTGGGATGGACGTGTTGATGCCCCTGGTTATTTCCTCTATCAGAGTGGTACTGATAACCAATGGACTTTGGTCACCAATTTTGAAAAGACAGCCAGCGATTTCACCAAATATTACAACATAGATCAGCCAAAGAATTACACCAGCATTGATCCGATTACAGGCAATCTAGTACTGAACGAAACCACCTTAGCTGCAGTGGATGTACAGGTCATCAGTGACATGGCCAAACATCAGATTGGTTATCAACATCGACCATATCTGGCCAATCTACTGTTGGAAGAAAGCACAGAGTTCCAATTCTATCAGGGTTTCATTAAACAGAAGGGAACTCAAAGTTCATTTAATGCGCTGCTGCGCAATGCAGCTATATCACCTCCGCCCAGTCTCTATGAATATTATGAAGAATATGCATTGAGAACTGCAAGGTTTGGCAGCACGGCTCTGAACACTAGCATTGATTTCATCATTCCTCAGAACCAATATCGCAATGATCCTCAACAGATACAAGTTTTTGGGGTGCAGAGCACCGATAAAGAATTCAGCAGTGTTATTACTTTGATACCCAATGATCCGTTGATATTGGTACCACCAATCAGTTACAGCAGCGAGAATGATCCGCTTTTCCCCTTAATGAACACTACTGTGCCAAATTTCAACAGCGATCTGCCCACAGCAGGATATGTGCTGGTCGGTGAAACCACTTTTACCATTGCCAATGCTACAGTGTTAAGCACGTTCTGGGAAAGCCAAAATGCTGCTGGAAATCCCATAGTCAACGGCGACACAGTTTGGCAGTTCATCACAGAGAAACAGACCTGGGATGTTTGGAAGTTCAGCACAGCAAACGTCAACATCATCAACACCACACCCAGCATCTCCACAGGACAGCCGACTGTGATCAACTGCAGCGGCAATGTTGGATTAAAATCAGGCGATGTGATCGTGTTAGATGGAATCAGCAATGTCAGTGCTCTGCAAGGAACGTTCACTGTAGGTAACATAGTTGGTGGCGGAAACAGCTTCACAGTGGGCGTGAACACCTTCACAATTGGTGCTGGCGGTAACGTCACAGCTTATAAGTCCACTCGCTTTGCTACTAACTATGAGCGAGATCTCTATCCGCCATTGAACGGTTGGCAAGAAGGTGACATTGCCTATGTGGATAAAACCGGCTATGGTATCAATGGTTGGACGGTATATCTGCGCTTAAATCACCAGTGGATGCCGCAGCGCAGCCAAACCTATGATGTCAATGCTAACCTAATGCTGCAAGGCAAGCTCTACAGCCAGAGCCAAGGCACTGTGTATGCATATCTGGAATATTATGATCCTGCCAAGGGTTTCATCCCCAGTGAAGCACGCAAGAATCTGGATCGCATCAGCATCTATGATCCTGCCAGCTATAACTCGGGTAACGTGGAAATATATCCGTTGAATGCCACACGAGCATGGGGACCCGAGCATGTGGGCGAGACCTGGTGGAACCTATCCAGCGTGAGATACTATGATTACGAGATCAGTGACAACAGCTATCGTTGGCAGCATTGGGGACAGATAGCGCCAGGTACCTCAGTGGATGTGTATGAATGGGTAGAAAGTCCTGTAAGCCCCGACATGTGGGCTACCTATGTGGCTAATGGCACCAGTTTTGCACAATATGGCTACAATTACACTCCAACTGGATTCGTTTTGAACAGCAATGATCCTGCATACACCACGCTGACTGAATATACCACATCGGCCAATGTGCCAATCACACGCTACTATTTCTGGGTAGGCAATGCAACCACACTGCCGTTGCCAACCGGACGAACCATTAGCACACTGCAGATCAGAGATATCATATCCAATCCTACCGGTTATGGGGTGCGATGGTATGCAGCCATAGACAGCCGCACGATTTTGGTCAGCGGTGTGGGAAGGTATCTCAGCGGTACCGACACTGTGTTAAGCTTGCTGTACACGCACGAAGCCAACAATCAGATTGATTACAAGCAATATGATCTGCTGCGACCAAACGATCCTGACAGCCTGCCCAGTAATTTCTTCTGGAACAAATTGCAGGATAGCCTCACAGGCAAAGATGGCGAAGGTCAGAACGTGCCTGATCCCTACCTCAGCGAAATCATGCGATACGGCACTCTGATACGTCCGCGCCAAAGCTGGTTCAAGTATCGCCCCATAGCAGCCGAAACCTATGTAGCCGAAGCCAACAAACTACTGGGGACCATATTGTTAGTTCCAGACATCAATCGCAGTAATTGGGTGGATTATTTCTATACAGCCGAAGCGGCTCCTAGTGCAGACTACACGGTTGGTACCATCAGCAGCAGGAACGCACTGGGTGGTAACATACCCAATCTCAGCACTGTGTTGGTGCTAGGCGGTGCTGATACCAACAATCTCTGGAAGCTGTATCAATATCAGTTCAATGGTGGAAACTATCTGTGGACAGAGCTTGCTGTGCAGGCCTACAACACACCAAACTATTGGTACTATGTAGATTGGTATCTGCCAGACAGCGGAGTGACCAGCCTTACCATACCAAACTACGTGGTACAGAACGACAACGACAGAGCACAATATGCAGGAGTGAATGGCACCATTGTCAAGGTTTTGAACCGAGGTGATGGCTATTGGGCTCTTTATAAATGGGTCGGTAGCACTTTAGGCACATGGGCCACTGTGGGTTATCAAAACGGCACCATACAGATCAGCACAGGTGTGTACGATGGCAGCATCAACACCATGCTGTTTGGCACCACACCGTTTGACAGCACCGGCTTCGACATCTTCCCGCATGTGGAATTTGCCAGCATGATACAAGGTTTGGTAAAGGTGATATTTGCTAACCCAAATCCTGCCATACCTGGCGAGAGCGTGTACCTAAACCAACTGTTCTTCACTATGATCAACTACGTGTTAGTGGAGCAGGGTTTCGTGGATTGGTTGTTCAAGACCAGCTTCATATACCTTCGCGGATTCAATCTTCCTCTGAGCACCAGCCAGCTCTATCAACCTGATTACAGCGATGCTCTGCTAGCCTATCTCAATGAAGTTAAACCTTATCATGCCAAGGTTCGTGCCTTTGTGACTCAGCGCACATGGCAGGACAACGCTGTGGTTTACACCACAGACTTTGACAATGAAGCAGCTGGTACCACCAGCAATCTAGCTTGGCAGCAGAACTATCTCACAAATCCTGAATTGATCAGGACTCTGAAGATCAGCCTGTTGTTTGATCGGGTGGCCAGCAACAGCGTGGGTTGGGCCAGCAAGACATGGAGCGTGCTTGGCTGGGAGTTTGAAAACACTACATACGGAGAACCAACCTGGGGTGCGTTTACTCGCATCAGAGATTTCTATGCGCCCACGGCAGACATGATACGCAAGGATGATCCTAACCTCATTCCAAACAGCGACTATCGCGGCATCATAATGGATGCACTGGGATTCCGTTTCGGACCAGGTTGGGACTTCATGCCCTGGGATTCACCCACAGGATTTGATGCTGATCAAGCTTCATTCACCAACTATCTTGACATCATAGTCCAAGGCGGACTGGCACCAGTCTACGACAAGTTCTATGGTACTGGTATCAAGCGCACATTCCAGCTCAGCAACATACCTCAGAGCCCACAAACACCGGTGGTCTGGGCCAACGGTATGCTGCAACAGTATGGAGTTGATTGGATCATACCAAATTGGGTAACTGATCTGCTGTTGGCAGCTGGCGGATCTGGCTATGCTGTTGGCGACCAACTGCATCTGGACATCACACCGGCTGTGTCGCCAACTGTGTTTACAGTAACTGAAGTTGACACCAACGGGGCTATATTGGCTTGGACGCTGGACAGCAGTGGTTCCTATGATCTGTTCCCCAATGGCCCAGTTGGAGTGGTATACCCAGAGTACTCCACGGGCATTGGGGTTGGAGCACAGTTCCAGCCAACCTGGGGCGGCAGCACTTTGGTATTCTACACAGCACCTCTAAGCAACGCAGCTCCAAACGTGTTTGTGTTGTACACTGGCACCACTTTCGTGGCAGCGCCGACCGGCCCCATTGATATCATCAATGACGGTAACAGGTTTGCACAACCCTATGTGGACCAAGATCATCCTGAAGAGCTTTATAAGTTTAGGACTCCCAGCAGCGTGAGGTTGGATACCTACCAGCAAGCAGCAGGAGGAGCACCAGTCATCATCATGCAGATCTATCAGCTCGATGGCATGCGTGATCATTTCCCACTGGGTATCGCGCCCATGGATCAAGGCAGTGTTATCGCTCAGATTGATGGCAAGATGCTCACATACGGATTGACCAATGATTACGTGATAAACTGGACCACCAATCAGATGGTGTTTTTGGTGCCTCCCATTGGCAAGACTCTGCAGATATTGACCATTGCCACAGGTGGAAGTGGCATAGGCATGCATGTCATAGTACCAGTGGCCTCTGGCAATGGATATCAGCCAGGTGACATTGTCACTCTAGCAGGTGGCCAAGATGTGAATTATCGCGCAGCAAGAGTGCAGGTTGTGAGCGTCCAGGCTGTGAACGTGGCAATACAAACTGGAGGATTTGGTTATAGCGTTGGTGACACCTTGATATTGTCAAATGATTATCAGAGTTCTGAGACCAATCCTGTACAACTCACGGTGACCAACGTCACAGTTAGCCATGGCACCATCACAGCAGTAAAGCTGGTACAACCTGGACAATACACATTCACGCCAGAGATCTACAGCTATGAGACTTCTGGCATGGGATCGGGCGCTAACATCACAGTGAACTGGGGAATTGACACCATCACTGTGGCAAGTCCGGGCGAGTATAGCATATATCCAACTGCACCAATCGCTCAGGCAAGCACAAGCGGCAGTGGCACAGGTGCTACATTCCAAAGCCTGTATGACCATCAGGTAAGCCAAAATCAATTCACATCCAACGGAATCACCAACGACTTCATGATTTCTAATGCTGTGCCAAACAACGATGCCAATCTGTTGTTGATAACTCAGAATGGCCAAATCCTAAACAGCAGCAATGCCGACATCACAGTAAACGGCAGGATAGTTACCATCACACCTATCCCTCCGGACAACAGCATAATCACTATCTCGCTGTTTGAAAGCAGTAACTTCAGCATAGTGCATGATCAAGAGATACAGATGCAGACCAGTGTGTATGTATACTCATTGGCATTCCCTCCATTCAGCACGCAACCTCCATATCTCAGCACCACGTTGGCTAGAAATGGTAACTATCTCAACGGACCTATCATGAGCGTGTACAGGGCAGATGGGAGCACAAACAGCTTTTCTAGCCAATACATGCCGGCGAATCCAGCTTATCTTTTGGTATATAACGGCAATTATCTCAGCACCTATCTCACCGATTATACCATCAGTGGCAACGACGTCCTGTTCTTTACACCACCAGTGGCTGGTGTCATCGTGTCGTTGGTTGTAATTGATCCTAATTTTGGATATGGTTACCAGATTGCAAACAATCAGCTGCAATTTGAAATTTCACCTCCGCTAGGTTTTGGTATCGGAGCATGGAATAACTATTATGGCTGGAGCCCCAGCGAAGCTGTGCAGCCAGAAACTGGCCAGACTGTGAAAGTGATCACATATAGCCAAGATGTCAGCTATAAGTTCCGCACTCAGACGCTGCCTGGACCAGCATATCCAAACGTGCCTGGCAACACAGCGGGTACATTCGTGCTGATAGATGCACCATACAATGACAGCACGCTTATGGTCTGGCTTAACAGCAACATGCAAACACTGTTGTATGATTACACATTGACAACTGTGTCTGCAATACCTGGTTATGCAATCACAGGATGGAATGTGTACGGGTGGAACACAGAATATGGCGGAGACAAAGCAGTTGTGTTTGCATCAAACATCGCTGTACAACCCAGTGATATCGTCACAGCTCAATATATGCATGCACTGCCTCAGCAGCCTGACATAGCTTGGCGCACCATAATGAGCGACACTGCTGTGACCAGCACTGTGATCAGTGATGCAAACAAGACCGTGACTCTGTCCGAAGTCACGGTGTATAGCGAAAGCATAGAAGTGGCTAACTTGGCAGTGCTGGATCAACCAACTCTCACGCTGCCCGGTACTATTTGGATAGGTGACGAGCGCATAGACTATTGGATGGTTACCCCCGCTCCTACCAGCAGCTGGCCTGATCGCGGTTTCTTGCAGCAGCTGATCAGAGGCACATTTAACACTCCGGTTGGTAATGTAAGCACACTGTATGATACTATCTTCTATGACGGCGACGGTCAAACCACTCTGTTTGCCACTGCTTCTGGCACGAGGCCAGCAGGTGGCAATGTGGTGGTCAGCATAGGCACAAACGTGCAGGTAGACACGGATATCAATGCAGAAGTAGGTACGTATACCATAGTAGAAAATCCAATAGGAAAACCAGCTGGCACATACGTAGGATTTGTGCAACCGCCGGTGGTTGGATGGCGCAACATCAGGCTGGCAAGTCCTCGCCTCGAAGTTCAGATCACCAGCCCCATCAGCCATCCAGTTGGTAGCACGGTCATAGCAGCAGGTACTAATGAAACAATACCCGGCGGATATAATTGGATATCTGCACCAAACGGGTTACAGTATAGCACAAGTAGCATGGCACAGTACATGCTTGATCACCCCGGAACCAGGACATAAATAACATCATGCCTGAACAGAAACAAGATGACAAGAAACCAGATAGTCAGTTGCCAGACGAGGATGGCACGGTGATGATCTATGGTTTCCTACAGATCAGAGACGCACAGACCGGGCAGGTGCTGGTTAACGTGAGGGCTTGATCCGATGGCAATGATTGATAACAGTGAACAATTGATCAGCGGTCATGTGCTGATACGCGATTTGGTCACTGGCGAGATACTGGTCGATAAATTCAATGCCATCAACTATGAAAATTTCTCCATCAGCTTGGCACGTACCATAGCAGATCGTCCAGACAGCTGGATACAAGAGATGTGCTTTGGTAACGGAGGGGCCACTGTCAGCGAGATCGGTACCATAACCTATTTGCCGCCAAACGTGATTGGTCAAACCGCAGAACTTTACAATCAGACCTATTACCAGGTGGTGGATGACCAAAGCCCGTTGGATCTCGATCCCAGCCAGAATTACATCAGTACAGCACACGTTGATGGCACTACCTACACAGATGTTATCGTGACTTGTCTGCTTGATCTGGGTCAACCATCTGGACAAGATGCTTTTGATACAGCCACCAACATAGGTGGCACGTACGTTTTCAATGAACTGGGTCTGAAGGCGTATAGCCCAAATGGACCAAACACTGGCAGATTGCTAACCCACGTGATCTTCAGTCCGGTACAAAAAAGCTTGAACAGGCAGATACAGATTGTTTATACCATTCGCATACAGACGGTGTAAGGAGCTGCTAAATATGCTTGCAATCATAACAGGTGGACGATATGTCAGAGAACATTTATCAATTTAACGGGTCGCTACTGGTAAGCGTAGCCGACGGTGCACTGAACACCAGCGCTGCTCCCATAGCTTTTCCAGGTAGAGGTTACACCAATTACGGTGCACCTGTGCTACAGAACCAACTATGGGACATGCAGCATTTTGCAGGGTCCGTGGCGCCAACACCATTGCTGCAAGGAGTGGTTTGGTACAACACCAATGCCAATGAACTGCAGGTTTATACAGGCACTGCTTGGTCTGCGATCTTCTCAGACAACCAGACCAACGCGCCTGCTACTAACCTTACCTATGATCTTGGTACCAACAGCCTGCAGTTCAACAACATCTATGCTGGCACAGTACATGCAACAAACATCAACGCGTCTAATATCACAGGCGCAAGCAATCTTTTCTACACGACCCAGACCAATCTACCGGCAGTAAACAACACATACAATTTGGGCAGTGCCAGTTATGTGTTCAACACAGTGTATGCTACCACGTTTAACGGCACTGCTACTCAGGCACAATACGCAGACGTGGCAGAACGCTATGCTGCAGATGCAGAACTAGAAGTTGGCGATGTGGTACGTTTGGGCGGCGATGCAGAAATAACGTTGACTACATCAGACTGCGACATGTCTGTGTTTGGTGTGATATCAGACAAGCCTGCATTGCAAATGAACAGCAAGGCAGGTACAGATGCAACGCATCCATATGTGGCACTGTTAGGACGCACGCCGTGCAAGGTAGTAGGACGTTGCTCAAAGGGCGACAGGCTGGTATCAAGCAGCACTCTTGGTGCAGCCAGGGCAGCCGACGGCGGCGAAGATCCTCATTGCATCATTGGTCGTGCTTTGGCAGACAAGCAAGTTGACGATGTGGGTCTGGTTGAGATTGTGATAGGACGCGCCTGATATGACCTATGCCAGCGGTGGCCTCATACAAGCCAGCGACTACAATGGCTTCGTGGGCAGCACGGCGCCTAACACCGCATATTCAAGTTCGGCCGCAGCAACAGATAAAGTAGCAGCACTGATTGGTGTTGGCTATGGTGATCGCGGGTACGGTCAAACCAGTACCAACGTGATACCAACCAGTTCTGGTTTGGCAGTATCTGCAGGTCAATGGAATAATTTGCTCAATGCCATGGGCACAATCAATACTCATCAGGGTTCTGGACTCACGCTGCAGCCCACTGTAGCTCCTGGTGGTACCATCACTTATCAATCAAGCATACCCACCAACATAGCCACCCTTGACACCAACAGGCTCACTGCTAGTATCACTCAGATGAGCGTGGCTAGCGTGTTGACCAGCAGCATTAACACAGCATGGTCAGGCACACTCACTCACCAATTCACAGTGAATTTTGGTACCGAAGATGCTGCTAGATATTTCTTTAACAGCGGCGGACAGATACGTTGGAGTGGCAGCAACACTGGAGGCACCACAGGTAGTGCAGCGGCATGGGCAGCATTGCTGAACGCCATGGGTACCATAAAGATGGACGCGACTACCACTACATACACAGGGTCAGGTGGCACCATAACCAACAACATAGGTTATTACGGTTTAACTGGTTCATTGGTCCAAAATTTCATACACTATGGATCTGGTACCTATTACAGTGGGATCTACTACAGCATACAGGTTAGCCGCAGCAATTACGTTGGGACCAATGGCGGTAACGGCAGCTTGATTAACTGCACTGTCACATTCAGCGATGCGGCAGGTGGTATAGGTAACGTGAATGGTACTACCAGCAGCTACATAGATCAATACAAAGCTGGCGGCGTGTTGACCATAGCTAATCCAACGTTCACTACGACAACTCCTCTCTGACAAGTTGACTAAATCTGCCTGCTGCGGCACAATCGTTTGCGAGAACGATTGGAGATCAGCATGGATGAGCGACTAGAAAAAGCCTTGGAATTTTCAAAATACCGCATAGGGCTCTTCAATCGCAAAGAAGATCTCAAGATCAAGTTCAACAACATGTTGGTGCATGCGCACAACGGCGGTATCTTCAAAGTCACGCAAGAGCTGATAGTTTTCGTCAAATTCCTAGTTGACAGCAACAATGACCGCGTGGTTCTGATTGATGAAAATGGAAATCCAATAGAAGTAAATGATCTACAGGATTTCCTCGATGACATAACCAGCAAATATTTTGAAGCTAGCAACTATTATCATGCTGAATACAGCAAGCTTAGGAGTGCTCGATCAGTAAAGAGCATATATGAGTTTGTCGATGAATAACTATCCTCCTGGTTTTAATCTACCGCGCGGATTTGTGATGTTTGCAC